GGATCACCTTTTAGCCAGGGCTTCGCTTGAGCCCGTAAACAGACTCGAACGTATCTGACGCTTCGTTACCGCCCGCACGAATCTGCGCAGCAAACAGGTTCAGGGATTCCGAGCCGTCTGAGTTTCGCCCGCGCTCTACCTGCCCGGCTTTGCTTGGGTTTTCGATGAGATTTACGGTCAGACCTTTATCGGCAGGCGCCCGACTGGGAGCCGGGGCAGCAGAGGTATTTCCCCTGCCAGCACCGATTATCGTAGGCCTGCCGTTGCTCATCGCTTCCAAGGTGCCAACACCAATGCGAGCCGTAGCCTCTGCGTCGAACACGTATTCGCCACGGTGAACCGGCCCGGCAATTTCGTCTTTAGGGCCAAAACCTGTGAAGCCGCCTTCCTCGAATCCAGCGCCGGCCATGGCGGTCATACCGACAGCCGCAGCAAGTGGGCCTGTCACAGCCATGGCCGCAGCCATCGCACCAGGTGCGGCGAAAGGACCAACGATAGGAATTGCAGCAGTTGATGCGAATGCGGCCAAACCAGCTTGGAGAGACATGGCTGAAGCATTGGCAGCCATCGTTCCGGCTGCGCTCACTTGAGTGGTTTTACCCACCAGCATCTGAACACCCTGGTAGATCAACCACTGAGCCGCCATATCCGCCAAAGCCTGGAGCATCGACTTTGCGAAGTTGGCGACCATATCGCCCAAAGCATCGTCTGCGCTTTGAGCACCGGTAGCGACATCGTAAAAGAACGTACCTAGTCCGCTGGTTGCAGTGCCCAACGCTTCAGAGGTCAGGTCCGCAGCCTGCTGGGAATAGTTGCGTGCAGCGTCGGCATAGTTCGCCCATGCCTCGTTGACGCCATTCATCCAGTTGGTTTGCTGCTCATCAGTGGCGGCGTAGAAGTCCTGCTGTGCTTGAAGTCGCTTATCAAACTCGGTCTTCAGTACAGCCGACTCGCGCGCGTACAGCTCCTCACTAGTCTTATTGATCTGGGACTGTTCGTAGAGGCTGGCTACATCAGCAGCGTATTTCTGCTCAAGCGCCAAATTAGCTTTCAGTCGGTCGCGGGTCTTGTCACCCATGCCCACGCCAGCCAGCTCCTGCTTGAAGCCATCCTTCATGGTTTGGGTGCCAACACCCTGGGCGTTTTTGAATGCCTCTAACTTCAAGGCGTCTTCATTGGCTTTCTTCAGCGCATTCAGGGTGTCCAGCTCGGCAGCCATACCCTGTAGCTTTTTCTTCTGCGCCTCAGTCAGCTTTCCAAGCTTGCCCTCCTGCAACTCAAACGAAAGTTTCATCACCTCGGTGGCGTCTTTCGTTTTGTCTCCCGTGGTATTGATCAGCTCGATCTGACGCTTGTAGCCTTCCTCGGTAGATTCGAACGATTTCAGTTGCTGCTTGGCGGCGGAATCTGCGCCAGTAGCATTCTTCTGCCTGGCCTTTGCAGCTGCTTCATCTGCTGCTTTTTGCGCATCTCTTGCGGCAGCTGCCGAGCGGATGGCAACTACCTCTCCCTCGGTGAGTAGTGTGTTTTCCTTGATATATCTATTTGCTGCATCAAGGTAGGTTTTGTCCTGAGCAGCCGCCAATTGCTTTAGTAACTGATCAAGATACTTCTGCCCCTCTTGGGATGCTTTTGCTTTGGCTGCGGCGTTCTCACGCTCGGCGCGAGTGTTGTCGTCCGTCTCACCAGTCAGAGCTGCAAGCACGGTCTTCTGTTTATCAAGCTCAGCAGACAACTCAGAAACTGGAATCTGACTGTTTTCCATGGCCTGCGCCATCGCTTCGGTAACGCCTGGAACAGTCCGCAGCTGGTCCGCCACCTCTTTCCAGTCAACCGCCATGCCGGCTGCTTGATCCTGTGAAGTTTTACGAACTAAATCCAATGCACCCTGAACATCAGCCGGAAGGGTTGTCAGGCCGGCCATGAGGCCAGCAGCGCCACCTGCCCCCATATTGCGAAGATCGTTCTCAAACTTATCAGCGATAGCGCCGGACATTTGCCCGAGCTTTGACTGCATATCGCCAATGGTTGATTCAAGCTCGCGCAGAGTTACGGACTGTGTTGCACGGTTAAGCTTTGCGAACCGCTCGGCAATTTTGTCGATCGGGTCGGCCAGATCACCAAGTTTCTTTTCAAGTAGGCCAGTGTTATCGCGCAGAAGAAGGAATGCCGTGGCTGCGCCAATAGCCAGGGCTGCTACACCGAGCGGCCCTCCAAGGATTCCGAGCAAGCCAGTCGACGCACTACTGAGTCCGGCCTGAGCGGCAGTAACTGCTGCCGTTGCTCGAGCTTCAACCATCCGCGCCGTGGCAAGCTGTAGTGACATTTCCGTCTGAACAGCCGTGCCCCGGGCGGCAATTGCCTCTCGCTGTGCAAGTGCGACTGAGGTTTGGGCTTTTTGCAGCTCAGCCTGCGAGGCTAACAGAACTGCTGTCGCCTGTGCTTTGCGTGCAGCCACGTCCCGGTAAGCAGAGTAAGTGGCTGTTGCCGCAGCACTTGCTGCGGTTGCCGCGTACCGAGTGAGGGCCGCGATAGCCGTAACAATGGCAATGTCCGCAAGGGTTTCAAAGTTATCGCCGAGCGCGGCAATCCCGCTTCCTAAGACGCCGGTGAAGTCTGAAGTTTCGTTCAGGCGCCCTATGTAGACGGTGAATGAGTTCGACAGGTTTTGCATGGCGTCGCGCACCGCCACGCCCATGCTGTCTGCAAGCTCTCCGTTGGCCACGGCCGCCTGTTGTAAGCCTCCTGTTAGGAGGTCAAGACCCAGCTTACCTTGGGCTCCAAGGCTTCGAATTTCTTCAGCAGTCTTTCCTGTGGACTGAGCAAGGGTATCTACAACTGTTGGCATAGCTGCAAGAATCGCTTGCCAGGCATCCGCGTCAATCTTGCCGGTCTGGAGCGCTTTTGAGTAAGCATCAATGGCAGAGCTGGCTTTATCCGCTGACGCGGAGTTGGTCACCAGCAGGAAGCTGAAGCTGTCCATAACATCCAGCGCCTGGCTGGTGTTATAGCCCATTGACTTCAAGCTACCAGAGGTTCGGATATATAGCTCTTGCGCTTCAGCCAGCGGGCGGTAAGTCCGCTTGGCAGTTTCCAGCAGGCGGTCCTGCACCAGGTTGTACTCACCAACACTGCCGGTTGCCATTCCGATGCGATCAGACATCTGGCCATAGGCATCAGCGGTCTCGATGATTTTGCCGATTGAAGCGGCGCCGACTGCTGCTGCCAGAGCACTCTTGATCAGGCCAGACGCATGTTGAGCGCGGTCACCTGCCCGGTCGAACGCGTTGTCGACCCGACTCAAATTCCGATCAATACGGTCGGACGCTTGCCCAACACTGGAGTCTGCTCGTGCCAACTCCTGACGCAGTTGGGCTGTGGTCGCCTCGATGCGGACGAGCATCCCCTGAACGTCAGTGCCTGCCACTATTGTTACTCCCACAAAAAAACCCGCATCAACTATCGAATGCGGGTTTCATTAAAATAATTATTGATACTACTTTAAAGATATAGTGATTTCATTTTCGCCAGATGGTGAAAAAATACATACAGCCTTATAACCCTGAGCCTGCCCTAGTTTATTTTTAGCTGCAAACCCTAGTGAGAGACTAACACTCCCTGTTATCTCGGCCTTATAATAGCTCATATCCAATATTTCATTGAAATTCAGAGTACTTGGGTTTGCTACCTTTCCCGCTATTAGATCTTTGCACATCTCCAAAGCTCGGCTCTGACCAACAGCTCGATCATTATTCGACACAGCCTTGAAATCTGCAGCTTTCAAATCATCACTGTTAAGCTCAAATCTTTTTTTGTTTGAGCAGTCAACAATGTAATTATAATTCTTTACTGTACTTTTTTTGGCCAGAAAAAGTACACCTTCAACATAATCACATGAGCCAGAATCAATCGCGGTTTTCGCTGCGGCAATTTGATACTTTAGAATTTCCTTGGATACGGGCTTGAGCTTGGAGTTATTACCTTTGAAATATTCAACCGGTAACGCTTCATAGGCATACTCTGTAATGAGTCCCTCGTATTTATCGCCAGGGTCTTTTTTTTGTTTCAAGACAGACTCAGAAACCCAGCCCTTGTCATTCTTAAGCCATTCCGGATCAATAATTCTTACAAAAGCAGCTCCCCCTACAGTGCATTCTTCAATGACTCGGGTGCTGCCGTCTACCATTTTATAATTTACCTCACCTAAAAGCTTCGTGGCCTTTTCATTAATCACTTTCTGACCAGTCAGACTTCTGGACACATATAAGTCAGCCTTCCTCAAAGGCCTGAACTCCAGCCCAGTAATTGTAGTGTCTGCCGTACACTCGCTACTGGGGGCTGGTGTTATCTTTTGAATTGTCTTCTGAGTCGTATTATTACTATTCGTTTTCTCGCAGCCAATAACCATGCTGGCTACGATTGCAAGAACCAAAAACTTCATCATCAAGATATCTCCTTCCTAGATCTAGAAAGGGTAACAAAATAATATCAGTCTGCCATCTTGCCAGTCAGCACCTGCCGCAGCTTTGCCGCCACCGCTGACGGTGCGGGCTTAGCCTTCTTCGGTCCAGGCTTACCACTCCCAAACGGATTGGTCATTTGTGCCCACTCGATCCGGGCATCCATCGCCAGGAACAACTCAGGTAGCGGAGTACTCCAGGCCAATTCGGGCGACCATCCAAGCCACCCCGTAGCCACCGCGTAAAGCCGGTCAACGTAACTGCCATCCTCGACAGCGCTTACGCCTTCGCCGGCTGATCCTTTCCCGCATCAGGCCCCTTGGGGTTGTACAGCGCAGCGAGGTAAGCATTGAGCTGAATGGATACTTCGACAACACCGGCCTGCCAAACTTGATCAGCAACAGCGTCCGCTGCCTTGCCGGTCAAACCAGCACCGCAAGCAATGATTACCGCGCAGCCAACAATGCTCAGCGCATTCACAGCTTGAGATGCGCCACGCAAACCGCCAAATGAAGCTTCAATTGCGCGAACTGCTCCAAGCGTAGGCTTCAGGGTATAGGTCTCGCCGTCCAGGACAATGGCGACCGTACCGAAAAGGGTCTTGCTCATATTCATAATCCTTGTGGATCGGGGCCGAAGCCCCGCAGGTTAAGGCACCGCTGGGCCTGGGAGAACTTCGAGGATTTCGGAGTTGATAGCAATGGTCACGTTGCGACGAACTACGTTGTCTGCGGCGCCCGGCGCAACGGTGTTGTTCATCACCTTGCCGCGCATGTAGAACGTGGTCGGCAGCACAGGCGGTACCGCAGCGGGATCGCCATCATTCAAGGTGACCTTGATGTTGTAGTCACCCCGGGCACGATCCTTGTGAGCGGTTTTCAGCGCAGCTTGTCCCAGGTCGCCGTTGTCGAGCCCGACAGTCAGGGTCAGGTCGCCTGCATCGGCGGTGCCCTTGTACTTGCGAACGCGGCCATCACGCAGCGAGGTGAAGGTCACCGAGCTGAACGTGTCACCGAACTCGCCAAGGTCTTCGATCTCGCCTACGTCGACGTAGTCATCTGCCTTATAAAGCGCTTCAGTGTCGGCGCCGTCCTTACTGCCTAGCCCTAATCGGCAGCCAGCTGCTGTATTGAGATTGTCTTCGACCATAGGGATTCCTCCAAAGGCGTATTGGATAAAGCCGCAGTGCGGCCGGGTGTTGGTGTTAGTGGGTGGTGATGACGCGGACCGTAATAGATCCTTGGTAGGTGACACCGTCAGCATCGCGCTGGGCGTCAGCCTGCTCTACTCGAACCGAGACAGCGCGGCCAACTTCCAGCGGCAGTGGTCGCTCGTTGAGAGCCGCGATAACTTCACCGTTGATGCGCTTCACTTCGGCCTGACCGTGGGCATCAGACCAAACAGACAGGTAGATCAGCCGCTGCTCACGCTTACGGCCTGCAATCGGCGAAGTGTTCGTTGAAATCTCTCGATCAAACGAGATGTACGGCATGGGCGTATCCATCGGAGCGCCGTCGTATACCGGGCATGAAACTTCATCCTCAAGCCTGGCCACCAGAGCCGCTTGCAGTGCAATAGATGGGTCAGCCATCGGACGCCCCTCTACTTGCTTTGTTCAAGGTACGCGCCACAGCGGCGCGGATGCTCGCCAAAACAAACTCTTTATTGACGTCCATGGCCGGGCGCAACCATGGGTGTGCCGGGCGAGCTGGGATATCGGGATATTTACCGTAAAAGTTCGTGCCGTCGCTTTTGTTCCGGTTCTGCCGGTTACGACCTCCAGCTCGTTTTTTGCCGGTATAACCTTTGGTTCCGTACTCCAGAAACTTTAGGTAGTAGAACCGGCGCATATCCTTTTTGCCACGAATGCCTATCTCTGCATCCAGGCCGCTTTTGGACACGAATGTTTTAAGCGCGGCAGCAGATGCGCCAGTGCCCCGAGGTACCAACTCCCTCATTGTCGCCAGCACCTTGTCGGCAGCTTCCTGCATTGCCGGCACCAGCTCGTTATCCATGGTGGAGTGAATGTTTCGAAGCGTTCGACGGAGCTTGAAGTCGCCGGACATGCGCGATCGGCGAGCGGCCATGATTCACTCCTTGGGCTTGGTAGCCTTCTCCAGAGGTGGTGCGGACACAGCGACTTCCTTCACCAGGCCACGGGCCAGCAGCCGTGCAGCTGACTTCGCATCTACAACAAACTCTTCGCCTTTCTCACGGTCACCAACGGCGCCGGAAAGACTACCCAGGGCAATAACTTTCATGATTCACCATTTCGGGTTCGGTACGCTTGAACAGAGAAGCCGCAGCATCGACAAATCGTTGTCGGGCAGTGCAGCCTCAACCAGGTACGTGACGCCCTTCTCCACCAGCCGGCAACCGGCCTTCAAGTCAGAGCGTGGACGGACGCGAATCTCAGCGGTGATCATCGCCTTGATCTGCTCGGCAACCGGGGCCAGGCGCCCGGAAGGTATGGTGATTTCTGCCCAGACCTTTCCGGCATTCTCCCAAGCAGGATCGAAGCCACCGGTTTTATTCTTGGTCAGGACAGGCTTGAACAACGCGCAGCGGTGACGCATAGGGCCGGCTCTCATCAGAATCGCTTCCTGTACCAAAGGAGTCGGTCAACGGCCAGTGGTACGGCTGTTGCGATTGTGCCGATCACCACCGCTTCGCGGTTGGCGTACCAGTGGCCGACGAGCAGCAAGACCGCCTGCTCGACGTCCGGGGTAAAGCCCATTTGCTCTGGGCCAGTCGGCACAGTCTCAACCAGCTCGCGATCGCAGTGCATTGCGACGTGAGCCTTGGCAGCTTCGAAGTAACCGGTCACCAGCGAGTCTTCCTCGTCACCGTCAAGCTTGAGGTGCAGCTTCACACGGGCCAGGTCGATCATTTACTTGGTCTCGGCGGGCTTGGCGGCTTTGTTGCTGGCTGGTTTGGCCTTCTCGGCCAAACCCTTGCCAATGAGGGCGTGGGCCAGTTCATCGTCGATATCCAGAACGGTACCGGCCAGAACACGGCCATTATCGGTTTTGAGCTTTTCGGGATCACCCTCGAAGCCCCACAGCACTTTGATTTCCATTTTATTCACCTGGTAAGGGTTGGGGCTCAAAAGCCCCGGGAGCGAAATGTGGATTAAGCCGCGAAGTTGAAGCGGCCTTTTACGAAGGCGAACTTCTTGCGCACCGCCAGACCCAGACGCTCTTCCACCAAAATGGCGCGTTGGTTCTTGATGAAGTCGTCGTTGATCATGCCGACCTTGATGGTGAAGCCCATACGGTCATAGATCCGCGCGCCCTGCTGGAAAGAGCCGGTGAGGAATTCGCCGCCAGTGGTGGAGCCGTCGCCTTCGTCCATGCTGTCGGAGGCAACGATTGGGCGACCCCACAGCACCGGGGTGACCAGGCCTTGCAGGTTGGCGAACAGGTAACGGTTCTCGCCGTCCTTCTGCAGCTCGATGTTCATCCAGTCGAGGTCGGACATGACCACGGCATCGGCGGCCAGCTTGGACTGCTTACGCGCCTGGTAGATCGCACGGCGCACGGTATCGATTGCGGTGTCGGTTGCCTTGCTCAAGGACGGGTCAAACACAGTGGCCTGCGTCATGATGCCGTTGAGGTTGTTGCCGGTACCGTCACCTTTCAGCAACTGCCCTTCGCGCTTCAACTCCAGGTCGTAGCGCAGCAGCTCCTGGATATAGCTGTAGAGCTGTGGCACATCGTCGAGCGCCTCGTCAGTCACCGGCATCCATACCGCGATCTTTTTGACGATGTCCGTGACCTGCTCAAAGGTCACGTTGCTGGTCGGCTTGGCCGCGCCTTCGGCAACCATACCGGCACCGAGGGTGTGCAGCAGCTCTTTGAAGTAGGTGAAGGACTGGCCCGTGACCGGGGTGGTCGGGATCAGGTCGCGGATCAGCAGGTTCTGTCGCGGCGCACCCTGGATAACCGGGTCGTACTGCGGCGCTACCAGGCCCGAGCTCGTGACCTTGGTTTCGGCCATGCTGGCCATGTCAGACTTGCTGACTTCGATTTCGGCACAGTTCTGGCTCTTCTGGCTCAGGGCCTGGTACTTGTCGTTACCTTTGACGAAGTCGATGAAGCTTTTCTTTTCCGGGTTTTGGTTGCGCAGCTTGACGCCCTTCTCTTCAAGCTTTTGCACCTGCTCGATGACACGCTCGATTTCACCCTTTTGGTTTTCGATCTGAGCCTTCATTGCACCAGTAACGGTGTTGCCCTTCTGTAGCTCTTCGGCAACAGCGTCGTACTTAAGCTGCAGGCCGTTGAAGCCTTCTTTCAACTTGGCTTCAAGGGAGTCTTTTACTTCTTTAACTGGATCGGTCATGGCGACACCTTAAAAATTTGGTCAATGGTGAGTGAGAGTTTTTTCAGCTCTTCCACGGTCGCCGTGGCCTCAGTGTCACCGTCGCGGTGCACTGCGGAGTAGCCGAGCGAGGCGACGGCTGCCGCCTCCTTTTGAGAAAGGCCCATGCGGTCACGCAGCGCTTTCTCAAAAATCCTGATGTCCGATTTCACATCGGTAACCTGCGCCTCGGGGTTCATGCCGAAAGGAACAAGGGACGCTTCCCAAAGCTCAGCCTGCTTGATGATCCGCACGTTGCGACCAGCCCGCTCTTCGTAGGTGGCCAGCAGTGTGTTGAAACCGATCGACATGCTGTCGAGCGTGCCTTCCTTCATCAGTTCGTAAGCGTCGCGGGCATAGCTGACCGCCAGGTTGACGCGGCCTTTGATGTGCAGGCCGTGGTCGTCCTGAGTGAATTCAGCGGAACCGATCAGCCGAGTCAGATCGTGAAACAGGGCTAGCTTCAAGCGCCCGGCCCGGGTGGTCTTCACCTTGGTGAACGCGCCCGGCAGGATCACGTCGTCGCCCAGGTCGATGTTGTTGAATACAGCCGCGTAGCCTTCAAAGTTTCCGGCGTCATCGACGGCCTTAACTTCAAAGGGAACTTCAATCTTGCTGAGCATTGGTCTGCATCTCCCACCGGGTAACCCGGTCGTATTCGTCGCCAGCCAGTGGAGGAAGGTTTTCTTTGCGGCGCACTTCGTTGATGGTCATCCAGCCGGAGCCGCCAGAACCGCCGAGCGCACCCTTGTAGTAAGTCGCTCGCCCGGCACTGTCAGCACGAAGGATTCCCTCGACTACAAACTCCACGAACAGCTTTGTGCCGCCAAAGAGCTTGTCGTTGATTTCGTCTTCGATGGCTTTGATGTATGGGCTCAAGCCGAAGGTGATAAAGCCGCTGGTCTGCTGCTCCAGGTTGGAGCCCATGATTGAGGTTTTCCCGGCACGGTTGGCCAGGTACAGCGGAACGCCCCAGATGCCGGCCAAGGCTTCTTCCTGGAACTGCTGAGATTCGATGAACTGGCTGTCCTTCTGGGTCATGCCCGCCGGGACGATCTTCGGGCCGCCCTCAAGCAGGCCCATCTTGCCGATGTCCTCAACATCGCCTTCGCGGATCTTGGGGAATTTGTTCAGCACCTGGTCGCGCTGCTCACTGGTCAGGAAGTTGTCGTAGATGACATAGCCACCCGTGAAGCCGCCCTTGCGCATAAAGCGCGCCGACCAGTCTTGAGCGGCCTTGGCCAACCCCATTGATTCCTTGTGGAACTCGACAGGAGACAGCCCGTTGATGCCGTCAGCACTGAACAGCTTGAAGTGCAGCATGTTCTCTGGTGACACCGGGAAGCGCTTGCCCTTGAGTGTTACCCAGTAGATCAGCTCGTCGTCGAGGTCGATCTCTACCGCGTCAGCGCTGACCGGCACCAGGCCGATGAAGTCGCCATTGTCGGCGCGCTCGATCAGTGCGTAACCGTTGCCCCTCAAAGCCATGTTCACAATCGCGGCTTTGATGAAGTTGAGCATGGTCATGTACGGGTTGGGCTTGGCCAGCAGGCGCAACGCCCTGCTGCTGCCACTGACAACCACTCGGCCTGCGGGCGTGTCCTCGTAGAGCTTGAGCGGCAGACCTGAAACCGTCTCGCTCAGGATCTTGATGCATGACCAGACGATGGGAATCGCCATGGCCTTCTTGGGGGTGATGACGGCGCCGGAGCGCGTCTGACCGCCGATGTCTGTTTGAACTTCAACGTACTGCCCCGTTTTCGGGTCGTTGAAGCCAAAGAAACTCCAGCTCATTGGGTTGTACCAGCGAGACGCCATATTGAGCCTATAGAAGTCCGGAGTATCCGTTTTGGAGGTAGTCGTCGATATCGCCTTTGTTGTTTTCAGGCGCGATGCCGAGCGTTGCACCGAAGGCCATTGCGAGCGCGACCATGCCGTCGATGCGCCCTGTGGCTTTGTCCTTGGCAAATTTGCGACCGCCTGCTGGGTCTTTCTGGATTACAGAGTTGGCAGCACACATGGTCAGCACCGGGCTCATGCCGTGCCGCAATCGTCCGTTCAGCAACTCCGACTCCAATGCGTCGATGGCCGGGGCCATGTCTTTGAAGCCTTGCCCGTATTCGACCAGTGGCAGGTTTACGCCCTGGGCTTCGGCGTCACGCCGGAACAGATCAATCCGGTACCGGTCAAATGCGATCGAGTGAATGTCACCACCCAGCTCGTTCAAGATTCTGGCGATGTCCACCGCTACAAATGCGTAATCAACCGTCGCCCCCGGGGTGGTGATCAGCAGGCCTTCCCTGACCCACACGTCATAGGGCTCGCGATCACGCTTGGCCCGATCCATCAGACCAACCTCTGGCGTCCAGAAGAACGCCCAAGCCGACCATTGCCCGTTGCGCTTGCCGATGACGACGAAGGCTGTGAGGTCAATGCGAAACGAAAGATCAAGCCCACCGTACAGATCAAGTCCGTCTGGGCTATCCGGCTCATCGCCGCAGGATTCCCATACTCCCTTCGAAACGAAGACGGACACCGTAGATACACGCTGGTTGAGGCACAGGTTTCGGAACGTGTTCTCCGAGGCAGGCATGCGGTTGGCCTTTTCGGCTTGCTTCTCCAGATCGGGAAGCGAGCGGAACGTGCCGAGTGCTGGGTTTGCAGCCCGCCATGCGACAGGGTCAATCAGGCTGCAATCCTTCGGGGCGCTGTAAACATGGCTGACGATGTGCGGATCTTTAGAGCGCTCGGCGTCATCCAGCCAAAGGCTGAACATGTCGCTGTCTTGTGCGGCCTGCGTACTGATCGCAATCAACAGAGGCGCGTCGTGCGCGCCCTGGGCGGTTGTGATCGCATCTACAAAGTCGCTTTGCGGGCCGCGTATCTGGCCCACCTCATCGAGTATCGCGAGGATGGGCGACAGACCGTGAGTCGTCTTACCCTCGGCCGCCAGTGCGCGGTACTCCACGTTTAGCGGAGTACCAATGAGTTTCTTACCGCTCGGGTTGACGTGAACCAGCGCCTGAAGATCAGGGTTGAGGTTGATCATCTTCACGGCCAAGCTGAATACAATCCCGGCCTGCTCGCGGCTCATCGCGCCCGAAACGATCTGCGAGTTGAGCACGGCTTCCGGCCCAACCAGGTGAACCAGCAAGATGCCCGCGATCAAACCTGTCTTGCCGTTCTTCCGGGCAATACTCAGGTAAGCCGTGCTGGTCCCAACCGGGTTGTCATAGATGGCGAGGATGAAGTCTTTCTGAAAGTCATCAAGCCGCAACGGCTTGCCAACGTGTTTTCCCTCGGGCACCCGGCAGTACTTTTCGATGAAGGCAATGGCGCGCTGGCCGCGAGTGCGGCGCTTGCCGGCCATCAGTGCACCGCCCTTGGGATCAGGTCGTCATCGTCCTGGTTCTCAAGCACCTTTTCGGCTTCGCGTTGCTTGGTCGCTTTCTTGCCCTGATCACGGGAATCACCCTGCGTGGCCTGGGCATGGACTTGCAGGGTCCGACTTAACGCCACAGCACGGCGACTCAGCGTCTCCAACAAGCTATGTTTTGGGTTGATAATTTGAGTGCCGCGGTCGTTTTTCAGCACGTCGCCCTCCACATCGATCTCCTTTTGCAGGCGTTCAATGTCAGAAAGGCAGCGCGCCAAGTTACCGGCCAGTACCAAATCAGAGTCAGTCCAGCTATCACGCGTACGCGCGCGCACAATGGAATCCCAAAATGGCTTGTCGCCGGGCCGCAGGTTTACAAACTTCGGAGCCTTGATCGGCCCGACACCGGCAGCGCGCATAGCCGCAACCGCCGATGTCGCGCTATCGGAGCGGCTGCGCTTGGCTGTCATAGTCTTTCTCAATGATGCCGCAATGTGTTCTGGCGGCGTTTTCCGGGTTACGGATGCAAAAGAGAGTCGAGGGCGGTCCTGCTAGACGGGAATCACTATCATTTGGACACCCCCCACCAAAACCGATAGAAAAATACTGAAATTTATACAATATCAATAGATTTTTACTATTTTTGAATAGATTTTTACTATTTCCGGAGTACTCAGCGGTTCCAGTGATGGTTAGGGTCAACCGGCATGCCTGAGACGTCATGCCCAGGCAGGATGCCGGTTCGCTCCTGTCGCTGCTTGGCGCTGTCGTGACAGTGCTTGCAGAGGCTCTGAAGGTTGTCGCCATCGAAGAACAGGCTCTCATCGCCCTTGTGCGCCTTGATGTGGTCGACAGTATCAGCAGCCTCTACAGATCCAAGGGCGTGGCACAGGCGGCATATAGGCTCTGCCTGCAACTGATGCCAGCGGAGTCGATACCAGCGCTTGGTCTTATAGAGGTGATGCCAAGCTGATGTACTGGCCATCAATCAGAACGCTTTGGCAGCTTGAAGTCAGCGAAGCGATCAGCCAGATCGGCGATCTTCTTCACACCCAAGAAACCAATCCAGATGCCTGCCGGGGTGGCCAACGTGGATGGCAACCCAAAGTACTCAAGAACCGCGATCAGGCTGGTGGTCAGCAGCATGCAGATGGTTGCTTCAAGCATCGCCTGACGCCGAGTGCCGCCGCCGTAGATGATCCGCAGCGCCGCCATTACAAAGGACAGCGTGGCGGCATAGATCGTCGGCGAGTGCTGACTCAGCCACGCGAGCGCTATCACCCAGGTGTCTGGCTTATCAGGCATATGAGGCATCCGGTGTCCTCCCGAGCTGGGAGCAGAATGGGTTCGGCCCCGA